TATGCATATGTATCAGTTAATGGTGATTTAGTGACTTTATTAGAAGGCACCCACATTAGTGGCACGTCATTAACTGCTATCATCAATGGTATTGTTGGACGCCTTAATCTAGGCACTTACATATTTACAGTTTTACCAGACACCAAAAATATTCGAGATATTCTTGCTTTTATGACCTACGGGGATGATAATTGTGGGTCAGTCAAAGAGGGATATGAGAAAATCAACATTCGCGATTATTCGAAATGGCTTGAATCGTATGGACAAATATACACCATGCCCGATAAGAATTCTGAATTAGTACCCTACATGAGTGCTGATAATGTGGAATTTCTTAAAAGGCACAGTAACACGCCAGAAGGATTGCCAGTACCAGTAGGCGCTCTTTCAGAAGCTAGTATTTTCAAGTCTCTTCACAAAATTGTTAAAACCAAAGATTCTCCTTTGACGGATGAAGAGTCAGCGGCAACTAATATTGATGGAGCTTTACGTGAATGGTTTGCTTATGGACGCGACAAATACGAACTGCGCCGTGCACAAATGCAAGAAGTTGCACAGCGATCAAATATTCGTCATCTATGTTCTGAATTGGACGTTGAATACGATGAACGAGTAAACAAATGGTATGAAAATTACCAAAACCAACTTTAGATCCCCCAGTAGATTCTGGGGCCTACGGGAAAGCAAAATCAATTGTATATATGGTTACCATGTAATTTTATAACGCACTTTTGTATATTTATATAGGCTTTGTACAATTCGACAACCCCCTCGTGGGTTACCTCTATTTAGGGGAGGACTTCGTCAGTTCAAACATGTGCAGGTTTCAGAGAGTATTGAGTCGAACTCTCTGTTACAACTAAATTAAGACTTGCTAATTTTACTGTAACAATAAATGATAAACAACATAAACAACAAATTACTACGTTTAATGATCAATCTCCTTCATATGATTACTCTGTGGGTTCTATGGAAGATGCCACATTTGATAATGTATATTCGGGAGATTCATCTTTAGAAAACTTTTTTAGTCGGCCTGTAAAGGTAGCGACATATTCTTGGACAGTGGGTGCTAATTTATTTGAAACCCTTGATCCATGGCAATTATATTTTGAAAACGTACGTGTCATTAATCGTATTAGTAATTTCAATTTATTAAAATGTAAACTATGTGTTAAATTCGTAGTCAATGGAAACGGTTTCCATTATGGGCGCATGTTAGCCTCATATTTACCATTACCTAGATTAGATGATTTTTCTACAACACGCGCACTCATACAACAAGATTTAATAGGTATGTCACAAAGACCAAAAATTTTTATAGACCCAACTAATTCTTCAGGAGGTACTTTATGTTTACCCTTTTTCTGGTATAATAACTATTTAACAATACCAGATCAGGATTGGAGACAAATGGGCGATATTACGCTCAAGAGTTTTGGACCTTTGAAACATGCCAATGGCGCTACTGACAATGTAAATATTTCTGTTTTCGTATGGGCTGAAGATGTTTCTTTAGCAGCTCCTACGTCTTCCGAGCCAGGAGCACTATCACCACAAATGGGTAAAGCTGATGAATATGGAAAAGGTCCAGTTTCCCGCCCGGCTTCTATAGTTGCCAGGGCTGCAGGTGCACTTAAAAATGCACCATATATTGGACTATATGCGCGTGCCACTGAGATGGCCGCAAATGCTGTTAGTGGAATTGCTACAGTATTTGGTTATTCAAGACCAAACAATATAAGTGCTATATCATACTACAAAGCAACACCTATGGGTAATGCATGTAACACTAATGTAGAGGATACAGCACAGAAGTTGTCTGTTGATGCCAAACAAGAACTTACAGTTGATTCTCGCACCGTTGGTCTTAGCGGTGATGATGAAATGGCTATCAACACTATTGCCACACGAGAAAGCTATTTAACTCAATTCGCATGGGAAACAGCAGCTGGACCTGAA